ATTGACTGGCAACGGCACGCAAATCTTCGGCCTGCCGCATGGCGGGAATGTCTCGCCTGACACGAAACACGTTTTGAACGTCAATGCACTCACTGGCGTGGCCACGGGTGTCCCGGCGCAGTTGATGCTGGTGGACTTGCAGGGCTACTGGCCCGGTATCACGAACAACTCGGCCACGGCACAAACCCTCACGGGCACGCCCAGCTTGCGCTACACCAACGGCGCAGGATGCAGGTTGTTCTGGGTGCAGACGGCTGCGTCTGGCGCAACAGCGCAGAACATCGCGCTTTCCTACTCCAACACCACGCCCACCTCGGGCAGGGCGCTTCCGGTCACGGTTGCCATGACAGCCTCGTCCATCGTGGGGCACATTTCGCACTCCGGTGCTGCGTCAAACAACTACGGCCCCTTTTTGCCTTTGGCCTCGGGAGACACGGGCGTGTCCACCGTCGCAACGGTCACGTTCTCTGCCGCCAACACCGGCACCGGGGCGCTGTGCCTTGCCCGCCCGTTGTTGACGCTGCCACTGACTACCGCATCCGTCGCTGCTGAGCGGGATCTGCTCAACCAACTGCCGAGCCTTCCTCGGGTGATGGACGGCGCCTGCCTCACGTGGCTCTACTTCGCGGGTGCGGCCACGGCGGCGGCCGCCAACCTCTACGGCGCGGTCGAGGTCGGCTGGGGCTGAGATCGGGCTCATGGCTCTCAAGACAAACACCACGCTCCTGGCGCAGCTTCCGTTGCGCCAGATTGGCGGCTCGCCTGGGACGTTCCGTTCCATGTGGGGGCGTGGCGACCGGATGAACCAGTCCGTGGGCGAGGGCATCCCGTCCAAGCTGGCAGGCGTCCCCTCCGGGCACTTGGCCCCATCGTCGTGGGTGCTGCCGTACAAGCCGGGGGCGATGTCGTCATTTACGCAGTGCGTGGTGACGGTCACGCCGGGCGCGCTGAACCTCGCGGCGGGCGTCAACATCAGCGGCGATGCGGCGGTCACGATCACCGTCAACCCGGCCGATGGCCAGCTCATCGTCTCGGCAGTTGGCAACGCTTCCATCACGTTCGACCTAGCCGCCAACCTGGCCGGCGCCCTGTCGGCCGCGGGCAGCACGTCCTTCTCGTTTACGGTGAACAACGCCACGCTCGGCGCCATCGTCGACGCCGTGGGCGCCGCGCTGGTGCAGTTTTCAAACAGCGCCACGGTCAGGGCCACGGGCAATCTGTCGGGCGACATCACGCCGTTCACCGAGCTGAGCCCGCAGTCCCTGTCAGCGGCGGTGTGGGAAGCCCTGGCCAGCGCCTACAACACGCCCGGCTCCATGGGCGAGCTGCTGAACAGCGCAGGCGCCGCGGCTGACCCGCTGCTGGGCACCGTCGAGGGCGGTCTGACGCTGCGCGACGTGCTGCGCATCCTGCTGGCCGTCAACGCGGGTGACGCCACCGGCCTGGAAGGCTCCAGCATGGTGTTCAAGAGCCAAGACGGCACCGTGGACCGGGTGGAAGCCACCTACAGCTCGGGCGCGCGCACCGTCACATCCGTTGACCCGTCGTGAGCGCCCAGGGCCAATACGCTGGCCAATACTTTGGCGACTACTTCGGCCAGGCCGGCACGCCTGTCGTGCCCGGCGTCATGGTCGGCTCGGCGCACATCAGCTTCAGCGCCACCGGGCTGCTCACGGACGGCCAGGCGCCTGCGCCCGCGCCTGCCCGCCCCAGCTACTGGAGCGACCGCCCCTGGCGTGATGTCCCCTTCATCCCCATCACCCCGCGCCGGCCGCGCCGCAGGCGGCAAGAAGACCTGATCTTCCTGGGGCGCTGAAGTTGCGCGCTGTCAAGCCGCTTGCCTTACGCACTTGACACCAGGCGCCGCACCATGCAGCGCATGAGCAAGTTGCCAGCCAATCTCCAGCGCGCCCTGCCCAAGGGCCGCACCGAGCGCGCCCTGCAGGTAGAGCGTGCCGCCATCAACGAGGAAGCGCGCACCGCCACGCTGGCCTTCGCCAGCGAAACGCCGTATGAGCGCTACTGGGGCATCGAGATCCTGGACATCAACCCCACCGCCATGCGCCAGGGGCGCCTGCGCAGCGGGGCCAATCTTCTCGTCGATCACGACACCCGTGATGTGGTCGGCGTCATCGAATCTGTCGAGGTGGGTGCGGACCGTGTAGCCCGTGCCACCGTGCGCTTCGGAAAAAGCGCACGCGCAGAGGAAGTGTGGTCAGACGTCCGCGACGGCATCCGCCGAAACGTCAGCGTCGGCTACATGATCCACAAGGCGCAACTGGTCGAGACAAAGGAAGGTGTGGAAACCTACCGCGTCACCGACTGGGAGCCCTTCGAGGTGTCGCTGGTGTCCGTGCCAGCAGACCCCACGGTCGGCATCGGCCGCAGCCTGGATGCAGGCACCGATGCACAAGACCTCCCGGCCGCCGCAGGCCCCGCAGCCAGAGCGGCAGCGACTGAACCCGAACCCCAACCCTCGAAGGACCACATCATGTCTGATGTCACCACCCCCGTGGCCGAGCGCAACCACGCCGCCGAAATCTCCAAGATCGCCAAGGGCCTGCCCGGCGGCGCCGACATGGCGCTGGACGCCATTCAGCGCGGCCTGACCACTGAGCAGTTCCAGGCTGAGGCCATCGCCAAGCTCTCCAGCAAGCCCATGCCCACGGCCGACATCGGCCTGGACAAGCGCGAAACCAAGCGCTACTCGATGATGCGCGCCATCAACGCCCTGGCCAACCCGGGCGACGCCGCCGCGCAGCGCGCTGCAGCCTTCGAGCGCGAGTGCTCCGAAGCGACCTCCGCCAAGCTGGGCAAGCAGGCCCGCGGCTTCATGGTGCCCACCGAAGTCCAGCGCCGTGACCTGAACGTCACCACGGCCACGGCCGGCGGCAACCTGGTGGCCACCGAGCTGCTGGGCGGCAGCTTCATCGACGCGCTGCGCAACGCGATGGTCATTGACCGCATGGGCACGCGCATGCTGACGGGCCTGGTGGGCAACATCGCCATCCCGCGCCTGAGCGGCACCGGCACTGCCTACTGGGTGGCTGAGAACACCGCCCCCACCGAGAGCGACCAGACCATCGCCCAGGTGACCATGAGCCCGAAGACGGTGGGCGCCTTCACCGACATCAGCCGCCGCCTGCTGCTGCAATCCAGCATCGACGTGGAAGCCATGGTGCAGAACGACCTGGCCACCATCCTGGGCCAGGCCATTCAGCAAGCCGCCATCAACGGCAGCGGCGCCAGCAACCAGCCTAGCGGCATCCTCACCCGCGTGACGGCCTCCGTCATCGGCGGCACCAACGGTGCAGCGCCCACCTGGGCCAACATCGTGGCGCTGGAATCCGACGTCGCCGTTGCCAACGCCGATGTGGGCACCCTGGGCTACCTGACCAACGCCCGCGTGCGCGGCAAGCTCAAGACCACCAGCAAGGTGTCGGGCCAGAACGGCTTCGTGTGGGATGACGGTGACACGCCGATGAACGGCTACCGCACCGCCGTCACCAACGCCGTGCCGTCCAACCTGGTCAAGGGCACCTCGGGCTCCACCTGCTCGGCCATCGTGTTCGGCAACTTCGCTGACCTGGTGATCGGCATGTGGGGCAGCCTGGACCTGATGGTGGACCCGTACACCGGCAGCACCGCCGGCACCGTGCGCGTCGTGGCCCTGCAAGACGTGGACGTGCAACTCCGCAACGTGGTGAGCTTCGCCACGATGGTGGACGCGCTGACCGTCTGAGCCTAAAGGCCAGACGACAAGCCCAGCCCAGGCCCAGCCATGACCGAAGACCTCGCGCCCTTCTTCGCTGACTTCGCGGTGGCCTGCACCGTGAACGGCGCAGCCGTGCGCGGGATCTTCGACAACGGCTTCGCCCTGGGCTCGGTCGGCATCGGCATGGCCGGCACGCAGCCCACGCTGCGCCTGCGCACCGCTGACGTAACGGCTGACCCTGTGGGCCAGGCCGTGAGCGTCAACGCCGTGGCCTACACGGTGGCGGCGCACGAGCCTGACGGCACGGGCGTCAGCGTGTTGATGCTGGAGCGCGCATGAGCATCGTCAACACCGCCATCACCGCCGTCGTGGCTGCCCTGGGCACCGCGCCTGCGGTGGCCAACGTCGGCCGCGTGCGGCTGCGCCCGGTGTCGTCCAGCACCAGCACCGCCGTGGTGGTGCGCCCGGTGGACAGCCAGGTGCTCGAGGCCTCGGTGCTCAGCAGCCAGCCCATCACGTGGGACACGCGCATCGGCGTGGAGTGCTACGCCCGCGCCACTGCCGGCCAGGCGCCTGACGTGGCGGTGGACGCCCTGGTGTCCACCGTCTACGCCAAGCTGATGGCCGACCCCACGCTGGGCGGCGCCGTCATCGCCCTGCAGCCGCAGTCTGTGTCCTATGACTTCGACGCCGATGGCGAAAACACCGTCTGCGCCACCTTCGTTTTCACCGCCCGCCAGCGCGTGGCCGCCGCCACGTTCTGAACCCGTCACCCACTCGCTCACCCCCTGATTCACTGAAAGGACGCCATCATGGCTTACTACTTCCCCGAAGGTTCGAGCATCCAGTTCAGCACCACGCTGGCCTCGGCCAAGACCATCTCTGCTGCCACCAACGCCAACCCGGCAGTGCTGACTTCCACCGCTCACGGCTACGTGACGGGCGACGAAGTGCTCTTCGTCTCTGGCTGGGAAGACGCGACGGATTCGGTCTACAAGGTCACCGTCATCGACGCCAACTCGTTCAGCCTGCAGGGCTTGAACACCAGCAACACCAGCTTCTTCCCGGCCGGCAGCGGCACGGGCACCACGCAGAAGCTGTCTGCCTGGTCGGCGGTGCCGCAGGTGCTGAACATCTCCACCAGCGGTGGCGATGCACGCTTCACCACGGTGTCGCCCCTGGCGAAGAGGAACGACATCAATGTCCCGACTGGCTTCAACGCTTTGTCGATGACGCTCACGCTGGGCCATGACCCGTCCAACGCCACGTACCAGACGATGTTGGACATCAGCCGCACGCTGAGCAAGGTCAGCTTCAAGCTGGTGCTGGGCGGCGGCGGCACGATGTACGGCCACGGCTACATGAGCGTGGCTGAAGCGCCCACCCTGGCCCGCAACCAGGCCAACCAGGTCAACGCCGCCATCACGGTGCTGGGCCGGGCCATCAGCTACAGCTGATGACGCAGGGGCCCGCCGCGGCCCCGCCTGAACCTTTCAGCGCGGCAGGCCGGTGCGCACCACGCACCGGTCGGCACGTCGGCCCCGAACGTGCCACGCCGCGCTCCCTTCCAACCTCGGGCACCATCAATCGGGCACTCACATGGGCATCAAGATCGTCGTTTCCAACCTCGTCAAGTTCAAGGTGCGCGGCACCATCAAAGACGAGGCCGGCACAGACCAACCGTTTGACTTCCACCTCACCTGCCGCCGGCTGGACGCAGACCAGATCAAGACCAAGCTGGCGGACAACAGCGAAACCAGCGTGGCCGATTTCATGCTGGAAGTGATCGAAGACTGGCAGGGCGTGCGCGATGCGGACGACCAGCCGATGCAGTTCACTGAGGCCGCCTGGCGCCAGCTCTGCAAGATCCCTGGCGTCAGCCTCGTCGCCTTCCGCACCTACCTGGCCGAGGTGGGCGCGAAGGAAAAAAACTAGCCGCGCTCGCCCGGGAACTGGCCGAACACCACAGCCGCGATGCAACATCCAGCGCACCCCCACCCGGCAGCGCCTGGGCTCAGGCCCTGGCAGGCCTGGGCACGCTGGAGCCCGAGGCCCCGCCCGAGCGCAGCGCCTACCTCTGGCCCGACAACGTGCAAGCCTGGGCCTGCTGGCAGGGCGTGCAGACGCAGTGGCGCACCGGCATGGCAGGCGCCACGGGTCTGGACTACGCCGGCGTGCGCGCCCACCTGGACGAGCAGCCCGACATCGAGCGCGAAGCCCGCCCCGACATCTGGCGCGGCATCCAGGCCGCAGAGCGCGCCACGCTGGAAGTGTGGGCCGAACAGCGCGAGCGCGAGCGCGACGAACAGCAAGCCGCACAGCCCCCCGCTGCGCGCGTCAGCCCGCTGAGGTAACGGCATGGCCACCAGCGAAATCGGCATCAAGATCGGCCTAGCGGGCGCGGAATCCGTCACCAGCGGCCTGCAGCGCGTGGGCGTCAGCATGGGCCAGCTCAGCGGGCAGGTGGACACCGTGCGCAACGCGCTCTCCACTCTGGCCCCCACCCTGGCAGGCGCCCTCACCGTGGGCGGCCTGGTGGCCTTCGTGCGGCAGACGGTGAACGCCGTGGACGCCATGAACGACCTGGCCGACGCCACCGGCGCCAGCATCGAGGAAATCAGCAAGCTCGACCAGGTGGCCCGCAGAAACGGCGCCAGCCTTGATCAGGTGGGCGGCATGCTGGTCAAGTTCAACGCCCAGCTCAAGGCGGCGGACGGCAAGAACGGCGCCAGCATCGCGCTGGAAGCCATCGGCCTGAGCGCGGCCAAGCTGCGCCAGCTGGACCCGGCCGAGGCCCTGCGCCAGACGGCCGTGGCCCTGGCCGGGTTTGAGAACGACGCCAACAAGGCCCGCATCACGCAGGAGCTGTTCGGCAAGAGCGTGCGCGAGGCTGCACCTTTCCTGAATGACCTGGCCGAAGCTGGCGAGCTCAACGCCAGCGTCACGGCGCAGCAGGCCGCTGAGGCGGACAAGTTCAACAAGCAACTGTTTGCCTTCCAGGCCAATGCCGGCGATGCAGCGCGCGTCATCACGCAGGAACTGCTGCCCACGTTGTCGGCCATCGCAGCCGAGTTCAACCGCACCAATGCCGCAGGCGACACCCTGGCCAAGTTCTTTGGCACCGGGCTGAAGGTGGTGCTGGAGACGCTGGCTGTGCTGGCCGCCAATGTGGCCTTCGTGTTCAAGGGCGTTGTCCGCGAACTGGGCAGCATCACGGACCAAATGAAGGCGCTGGCCAAAGGCGATTTTGCTGGCTCTAGCGCCATACGCAAGACCCTGATTGAGGACTCCATCCAGGCCCGCAAGGAACTCGACGCGCTTGAGGCCCGCATCATGGGCGTGCAAAACACCATGCGCGCCACTGATGCACTTCGCGCCCGCGAAGACCGCGGCTTTGTGCCAGGCCTTCGATCCGCCGGGGATATCGCCGCCGACGAAGCCCGCCGCAAGGCTGCGGAGCAAGCCTCCCTCGCAGCCGCCAAGGCCCTCGACGACGAAGCCAAGGCCATCGGCGAAGCCATCAAGCAGCGCGAGAGGTACCTGGAAACCCTCAGCGCCGGCACCGACAAGATCGCCAAGGAAACCCAGGCCCTGGCTGACCAGGTGGCGCAGGTGGTGCTGGGCAAGCAGGCCTTCCAAAACATCATTGACGCCCGCGAGGAAGAGCAAGCCGTCATCCTCGAAACCCAGGCCGTCCGCGCGCTGGACCGCAACCTGGACGCCAAGGAGTTTGATTCCCTCAAGGCCCAGGCGCAAGCCATCCGCGACCGCATCAACGCCCGCAAGGCCCTGGCCACGGCCACCGTGGAAGCCACTGACCGCGAAATCATGGCCCGCCGCAGCGCCTTCAAAGACCAGGACGCGCAGGAAATCATCGACACCGAGCGGCTGAAAAACTCGCAGTCCATCATCGACGCCATCAACCGCGAAACCGAAGCGCTGCAGATGAGCAACATCGAGCGCGAGGTCACCATCGCCCTGCTGGCGGCTGAGGCCCGCGGCATCAAGGCCGGCACCTATGCCTATGACGAGTACGCCAAGAAGATCCGCGAAGCCGTGCTCAACCGCGAAACCGTGCGCGCCAGCATCGAGCAGACCAAGACCATCGAGCAAGAGTGGCGCCGCACCAGCGACCAGATCGGCCAAAGCCTGACGGACGCCCTGATGCAAGGCGGCAAGTCAGCCTGGGAATACATCAAGGGCCTGTTCCGCAGCATGGTGCTGCGGCCCATCATTCAGGCGGTGGTCAATCCCGTTGTGGGGGCCGCCCAAGCTGCGGTTGGCTCTGCCCTGGGCCTTTCCGCAGGCTCTGCGGCAGCAGGATCTGCATTCGGTAATGCGGCCGGCGCGGCGATCGGCTCGGCCATCTTCGGCTCCAGCGCAGCTTACGGCGCTGCCATCGGCACCACCAGTGTGGCCGCGGGCTCCCAGGCGGCCATGCTGGCAGCCCAAACCGGCAGCTTCGGCGCGGCGGGTTTGACCGCCACCAGCAGCGCCGCCGCAGGTGCTGGTTCTGGGTTCATGGCCACCGCTGCAACCGCCGGGCCCTACGTGCTCGCTGCGCTGGCCGTGCTTAACGCGGTGGGCGCATTCCGCTCCAAAAGGATCGTCGGCGGCGGCCTGACCGGCACGCTCGGCGAAGGCGACATACAGAGCTATGACCTGCAGCGCCGCGGCGGCACGCTCTTCAGCGGCCCCGAATACAGCATGGTCAACCGCCAGACCAGCACCGAAAGCGCCGCCATCCAGAGCGCCTTCGAGGCCCTGCGCACCAACGCCGCCAGCATGGCCGAAGCCCTGGGCCTGAGCAGCACCGCCGTCAAGAGCTTCACCACCACACTCGGCACCGACATCACGCAAAACGACATCGGCACGCGCGGCATCAAGCTCGATGGCCTCACGCCCGAGCAGGCCGCCAAGAAGGTGGAAGAAGCGCTGGCCGCCGCGAACGAAGACCTGGCCGCCTTCGTGCTGGGCGCCAGCCGCACCGTCACGGAAACCCTCACCACGCGCATCGAAGACTGGGAGCAAACCGAATCCGGCAGCACATTCAGGGGATTCATCGACCAGGTCAGCGAAGTCACCCGCACCATCGAGGCCACCGGCACCAGCTACGCCCGCGCCGGCGAAACCAACGTCCAGACCCTCACCCGCCTGGCCAGCAGCCTGGGCACCATCAACCCCGCGCTCGAGCTGCTGGGCCTGAACCTCTACGCCACCAGCCTGGCCGGCGCAGACCTGGCAAGCCAACTGGCCGACGCCTTCGGCGGCCTGGAAAACTTCAGTCAGGCCACGGCCGTCTACTACGCCGAGTTCTTCACCGAGGCCGAGCGCACCGCCAAGACGACAGCGCAGCTCACCGAGGCCCTGGGCGGCCTGGGCCTGGCCCTGCCCACCACGCGCGATGCGTATCGGCAACTGGTGGAAGCTCAAGACCTCAACACCGAGGCCGGGCGCAAGGCCTTTGCGGCGCTGGTGCAGCTCAGTGGCGCCTTCGCGCAGATCACGCAAGACGTGGGCACGCTGGCCGGCACGCTGGCCAAAGACGCCGTGCAGACGGTGGCCGGCTCCATCCGCGCCATGCGTGCCGAGGTGGCTGCGGCCGACCAGCGTGTGGCGCAGGCTCGGCAAGGCATCTTTGACGGCTACAGCGCCTCGCTGGACCGCCTG